AATCAGTATAGACCGTTATCTCTCTATCTGTTGCATCATTAAAATCAACGAGTTCTGTTGTTCTAAATCTTACACTTGTTTTGGATGATTCTATAACCATACCTTGTTTAATTCTAAGGTAGTAATCAGAATCAGGTCTGTTATCTTCTCCACTACCCACTGCAGGTGCAAGTTGGTAAACGGATAGTTGTACAATAGCAGGTGCAGTAACTTTTGGTTTATATCCGAGGTAGTTAGCTAATGCTATTACATTTTGTTTATCTTCTGCATATAACATTAATGATTCTTTTAATGAATCATCTGTATAGTAAGATAATATATCCCCAAGATAAGATGCCATTTCAATAAACATCATACCAGGTGATGATTCATTAAAATCAGAATACGTTTTAGGGAAATAGGTTTTAGAGTACTCTACTAAGTTTTTTCTAAAGGAGGCAAAATCTTTACTAAGATACTTTATATCTCTTCCTTGATTACTTTTAAAATTTGCTGAATTTAATGCCATAATATTATTCCTGTACTACCAATGTTATTTCTTGTAAATCAATTTCATTACCAACTGTAAATTTTAAATCCAAGTTTACTTGGTTTTTATCTCTTAACTCATTGGTCATTTCTACATTAATTTCTTCTATATTAATATAAGGTAACCAAAACTCTACAGCAGTGATAATCGTTTGTTGTATTTTATCTTCAAACTTTTCATCATCCATTTGTTCAAATAGTAATGACCTTAATCCAGAACCGAAGTTTGGTTGCATTACTCTTTCACCCTTTGCTGTAAGTAATAAATTTTTTAAATTACTTTTTGCTTGTTCGATTGATGTAAATGCTTGTGCAAAAAATCCTCTACCATCATTTTGTATTGGTAGTGTGATTCCATATGCATAAGAATCAAATTCTTTAGAATCCTTAAGTGTTTTTCTGCCAAGTATATACGCCATTAATTACTCTCCCAAGTAAATTTATTTTTTAAACTTTTTTACAAGTTCTGAATTATCTCTATTTAATATTCTATCTAAACCAGGTAAACCAGTTTGAACACCCAATCCTTGTTTATTAGGACCTCTTCTTACATCTCCATAACCCATTTTTTGTACCATTTGAGCTCTCATCATATCAGTACCACCTTGTGCACCTTGAGAATTAAATGTTACAGTTTTATCCATACTTTCGTTTACAGATTGTTGAGGTAAATTATCTAATACAGATTTAGTACCAGCTCCACCTTGTCTCTGTTCCTTTGAGAATGGTTTTGTATTATTTAAAACTTCATTTAAAACAGAGTTTTTAGTGAATTGTTTTTTTGGTGTTTGTCTTTGTTCCTGTAATGCAAGTTCTGCTTGTTCAAATGGGTCTACTTCATTTGTTAATTGTGGAACTTGCGTAGAGGGAACGCTGACTACACCTCCCTTCACCTCTGCTAATCGTTTCTTAACTTCTTCTTCCAATATCGTTGGAAAAGTTTTAGATAAAAAGCGTTCTTGTTGTTTAGCGGTTTCCACTTCAACAAGAGTTTTAATTACTTTAATTAATTGTTTATTATTCATTTTCAATTGTGTTTATCTTAATATAAATATATCTTCTTTCATTTTATGGTACTGTGTAACCAGGAGATATCAAAACTCCAGGTGCTACTGGTGGTGGAGCTCCTGGATATATAGATATTGTATTATACATATGTGTTGTTGTTGGTAGGTGAGATTGCATTGAACCTGCCAATCTATTCAAGAAATTCATACTATCATCTATTGGATTTAATGGGCCCATTGGTGTCCATGAACCAGGACTCAAACAAACGGCGGCGGTTGTAGTTATGTTTGATACTGCACCAGTAGCAGGTATTACTGGTGGAATTCCAACAATTAAAGTTGCACCTGTCCAATAAACAATCACGGCTTTACCAATATCATCACCAAAGGTATGTAATCCTCCTGTTTTGGAAATAGCAATTGTACACGCTGTGTTAACCATAGCTTCCATACCTGCAGTGTTTCCAGCCGCTATAGGAATAGAATTCACTGTTTGGAATCCCCTCTTAATACACATATCATACTCTTGAGTAATCTTTTTTGCAAAATCAGCATATGCACCAATACCATCTTGATTGGTCATGTAATTATTCATTTGTTGTTTAAATGTAGTAAAAGACATCTTCTTACTCCGTATAATTTAAAGTAGATAAGAAAGTGTTTAGTCTTGATTTAATATCATTAAAGGTTGGTGCATTTGTTGGACCAGGTGATGTAGGGCCACATGGTGTTTGAAATATTTGTACATTTATAGCATCAATCAATTCTTCAAGTAATCCAAGAAGTGTTTCACCTCTTACTAAAGGTTCATCTTCAACACCATCAACATTTAAAAATATTTTCCCACTTCCACCCAAGAAAAACATATCATTATCATTTGTTGTAGTTCTGTACTCTCCATTTAAATCAATAAAGGCTCCATCGTTACCATTATCAATTGTAAGTTTACTATCACATAATATTGAAACATCTCCCTTAGAAAAGAAAATCATTTCAGAATCTTTTGATGATAATATAATTCTACCACTATTAACAAGAACTTGGTCTGTTCCTTTTAATTCATCTGGTGGTGTGTGATATACAGGCTCAGTTTCAAAAGGAACATCTTCTGTACCAGGACTAAATCCTAATAAATAATCTCCACTTGTAATTGCAATTGTTGAACCATCTTCTATTACATTTTCTTCGGTTATTTCATATTCTTTTAAATCTTCAATAGATTTATCGTTTTGTCTATTACGAATAAGAATAGTTGGTGCTAAAACATTTTCTTCATTATTGTATCCACTAAATCTAATTGATTGACCAAATCTCGATTGTAATAATTTATCACCTTCGTAGTATTTTAAAGGATTTATCTGTGTTGGTTCAAAGTATTCACCAAGTTTATTATTTCTATCACCATCTCCTCCTGAGTTTGGAGTTCCTGTTGATGATGTTTCTCCGTAATCACCAGAAGCTCCATCCGAACTTTCTACTGGTAATCCTTTTAGTTGAGCATCTTCTACAGCGTTTCCTTTGTTTATATCAATGTTGTGAATTCTTTTATAATGTAAGTTTCCACCAACCTTAACCATTTCAACAACTTCACCAAGAAGAGGCAATCCTTCATCAATATTATATGGGGGATAATCTCCTAAATCATCTAAATCATATGATGTATCCGCTCTTAAAACTATTTTTGCAAATCCGAGTTTAGAATCTTTATCAGATACATCAGAACTAATATCACTTGGAATTGCTATAGTTTCGAATTCACTATCATCAACATGAACAAATACAACAGTACCTGTTACATTATCTTGTCCTGTGGATTGGTAGTTATTAAAAAACGATGCGTTAGATGTAGATATTCTTCTTGCCATTACTCGTTAACTTTTTGTTTAAGTTCTTCTATTTCATTTGTAAGTTCATCAACCTTTGTATCATGTTCATCTGCAACTTCAGCAATTGTTTCATCTAATTGTTTTAGAAGTTGTTCCTTTTCATCATCCGATAGGAATCCACTATCTCCTTCTGCTTTATGTTGTGCACCAATTATCCTTTGAGCAATTGCACTCATCTTAATTAATGATTCATCGTTTCGTATTGATGAATCAATTAAATCTTTTAATATTGGACCAATTACTGCCATATCTCCAGCATGTCTAATTATTTTTCTCATCTCCGCAATTAGTTCTGAGATTCTCTTTTTCTTGTTCTGTTGATTATCGTAGATATCTTTGAACAACCCACTTAAGTTTTTGCCAGGAAATAATTCAAAATCTGTACTCATGATTATACCATATTATGTTGTATATAAATATGGTAAAATAAAAAACCCCCACCTTAAGTGAGGGTTTGATTTTTAACGCGTTATGGAATTAAAAAATATTTACTACTTCTTAATTATATGATACAGTACAAAAGCACCTACAAGTCCTAACAGACCTTCAGCACTCAAACTTCCTAAAATACCCATAAGATTATCAACTACTGATACTTCTGGCCAAAATGGGATGTTTGCTCCTTTGAATAATACTTCAAGTACAACTCCTAAAGCAACTATACTAATACCAATTTTTGTTAGTTCATCAGCCCAAGAGCCAATTTTTTTCAAAAATTCCATATGTTTCTCCTTTTGTTTTAATTAATGTTAATAACTTTTCCATCTTGCAAAACATTGGGATATCCACAAATAACTATGGTATATATGATAAAAAAATTTTGAATATATATTCAACCCTAAATTAAAGAGATGTATTTGGTGTTTATATATGTATGTACAAAAAAACCCAACCGAAATTCGTTGGGTTTGTATCCTAGCCACTTTATTATACGACCAGGGTTCTTATTGATAAATATAGTTAATTTATCATAAAATAGTTTTTTTCAAGATGTAATTACCAAGAACTAAAATATCCATTTCACAATTTAGAAATGTTTTGATTGCATCCTCTGGTGTTAAAACCATTGTTTGGTCTTTTAAGTTGAATGAAGTATTAATAACAATTGGATATTCATTATCCTTTTCAAGTTGTTCTAATAAGGAGTATATTCTTGGTTGAGATTTAGAATCTAAACTCTGTATTCTTGCTGATTTATCAATGTGAGTTATAGCTGGAAGTTTATTTACAAATTCATCTTTAACCTTAACCACTTGATTCATATAAGGAACAACTCTTTGATATTTAAAATATTTTACTTGTGATTCTTTTTTAACTATTGGAGCAAATGGTCTAAACCCCTCTCTCTTCTTAATCATTTTATTTAGTCGAGATTTCATTTGAGGGTCTCTTGGGTTTGCTAATATAGAACGATTACCTAATGCTCTTGCACCAAATTCCATTCTACCCTCAAACCAACCAATAATATTTCCATCAGTAATTTCTTTTGAAATATTTTTTATCAAGTTGATATCAGAAACATATTCACCATAAACATATTTAGTATATCTATCTATTACATTTTTAATTTCAGTTTTAGAATACTCTGGCCCAAGATATGGATTAGTATTTATTTTTCTCAACGATACATTGTTTGTATAATAGTGATGAAGAGCACATCCAATAGAAGAACCAGCATCAGATGGAGCAGGTGGAATCCATAAATTATTATATGAGGTTTGTTTTAATATCTTTCCATTAGCCGTACCATTATAAGCACACCCACCACTTAAACATAAGTTTCGTGATGGTGAAAGTTCGTAGGCATGATTTACTAAATTAAAAAAGTATTTTTCGTAAATAGATTGTACAGATGCCGCTAAATCTTTATGTTGTTGTGTTAGTGGTTCTTCGGGTAATCTATTTTCTATTCCAAGTTCCATTCCAAGTTTTTCATTAAACATATGTGTATCTGAATACTCGTATGTAAAAAACTTCATGTTTAATTTAAAACCACCATCATAAGTATCTTCAATAATAGAAGAAAATCTATCTATGTATTTAGAAGAATCTCCATATGGAGCCAATCCCATCATTTTATATTCACCTTCGTTTGGTTTGAATCCAAGAAAAGCAGTCATCGCTGAGTAAAACATTCCAAGTGAATGTGGGAATTTAATAGATTTTAATTTTTTTAAGGTGTTTCTATTTCCTTCATATATCGTAGTTGTTTCCCACTCACCAACACCATCAACAGAAACAATAATAGCATTATTATATGGTGAAGTATAATAGGAATATGCGGCATGAGATAAGTGATGTTCGTAAAAAGAAACAGTTGTTTTGTTACCAACATAAGAATTAATATCTAACATTAAATCTTGATAAGATATTGTATTTCTTTTAACAATATTTCTTCTGTTAAAATAATTTAGTATTCCACCTTTTTTTGTAGAGGTTTCAATCCTATCTAATTTTTCAATAGGAGATTCGTAGAAACAAATTGCTTCTAAATCATTTTTGGTAACATTAAATTCTTTTAATAACCACTTAATTGTATTATGTGGAAAGGATGAATCGTGTTTTATGCCTGTAAATCTTTCTTCTTCACATCCTCCTAAAACAATTCCATCTTTAATTAAAGAGGCGGCCGAATCGTGATAACCACAACTAATTCCTAATATATAACCCATTGATTTTATTTTCTATAAATAATCAGTATCTATATAATCATCTTTACTCCAAAATGATTTAGTTTTTTCACTTCTAAAATCACCATATTCAAGATAGTCATTTAACATTTTTTTCTGGTGTGTTTTCATTACATTTACAACTTTAGTAATGTAGTGAGTTTTACAATCGGTCATTTCTCTAATGAGAAGATATAAATGTTTTTTGTTAAAGTTTTCTATATGTTCACTTCTTCTAAATAATTCCAATACCGCATCTGCTATTTGTAAATCTCTTTTCTTAGTGAATACTGAGTTTAGATTTTCATCCCAATATTCTAACATAAGTTGTTTAAAATCTTTGAACTCATTATTCTCTTCTACTTCTGTAAAATCATTTTCAGGATTCCATGTTTCTGGCATTTCTGAAAGAAGTGCGTTTTGTTTCCATCTTTTGTAGTTACCATTATTCTTTAAAATCAAATGGTTCTTTGCAATAATAGTGAAGTAAGAAAATGCTCTACCCTTACCCTCTTTAAACATATGCATTTTTTCTACCATTGTAGAAACTACTTCTGTTTGGATATCTTTTTTTGGTACATCGAAATATGAAAACTTGAAAGTATTAATAACATTTTCCGCAAGTTTTTCGAATGGATACTTAATTCGTTCTTCATAAATTACAGACCGTATTTTTGGGTCATCACAATTATTATATTCAACTATTGGTTCTTGTGCAGGTGTACCAAAATATATTTTGGATTTTTTTCTTCTTTTCTTTGGCATATTATAATTCGTTATTTAAATCTTCTACTATTTTTTTTAATTCGTTAAAGGTAACCCCAACCTCATCATCTTTTTCAAAGGCTTCTCTATTGTCTAATTTTCGCATTTTATCTAAAGAAATACTAACCCTATCTCTAATTGAATATATTGTTTCAACAACTCTATCTTCGAGTTGTTCATTTTGGCGTATAAGGTTTCGTACACCTACCAATAATATTAAGTTTAATAATACTGAAAAACCTATAACGATATTATAGGTTGTAAATAATTCTAACATAACTTTTTTAATTTAATTTTATATCATATCCACTAAACTTATTCATATAAGATGTAATCTTTGTTCCATTACCATCTCTAAACACCTTACCATTTCTAAAGTATCTTTTTACAGAACCCTGTCCTCCGAGGTGAGCCGCGGCTAATATACCACTTTCAGAAATATACATACCATCGATTGTTTCTCCATCGAATAAATCAATATACTTTTGTAGTTTTTCTTTGTTGTGATTTAATAAAGCCATCATTGCTGAATCTTGTAGTTGTGGATTACTAAGGAATTCATTTTTAGAAACTTCAAATCCTAAACCTTTTAATGTTGATTTACCGAATTGATATCTACCCATGTATCCCCATTTATTTGTGATACCATATCTGTTACCACTTTCTCTAAATCCTATATCAGTTAAGAACCTTTGTAGTTCATCTTCGTGATATTGCTGGATTCTTTGTTCTTCGAGTTTTTTTAATTCTAACTCTTGAATCTTTCTTTGTTCTTCTAATTCTTGTAATGTTATTTCTGAAGCTTTAAACTCAGATTTCATTGCCGAATCAATCATTCCAAATGATAGTAGTGAAACTATCAAAGTAAATATAATTTGTTTTTTCATAAAGTCTCCTCTTTGATTAAACATACTTCACTAATATACGAAAAAAATTCCATATATCCAAATAAAAACGGAAAAATTTTAATTATGCTTCTCCATGTGGGCCGAAGTACATCCCACTAATAACTACATCTTCACCTAATTCTGAAGATTCTTCTTGTAGTGAATCGAGAATATTATCCATATCATCGATATTTTTTTGTATCTTAGATTCTAACTCTTTTTCTGTAATCATACCATTCTCTAATATAACATCAATAAGTGTTTGCATGATAATATTCTGAGTTAATAATCTATCATTTAATTTTTTTATTGCCACCTTTGATATTGAGTTCATCTAATAATTCCTTTATTGTGTTTGGGTCATCCTGTCCAAAAACTAAATCTCCAAATGCTTTTGTTATTGATTTGTTACCATAACCAATGGCGGATGCCATTCTTACACAGACGATTTTGTATTCGTTAATGTCCATATCATCTGGTACATCAAGCTCTACTTTATTAGCTTCTCTATTGTTCTCAATAAAATCCTTGTCTGTATATGTAAATATAAGTTTTCCCATGTTTTCGTTTAATTATAAGATTTCAGCACCTTGTGTTAATAAAGGTTCTGCTTTCTTGTATTTCATAAATTCAGTATCTCCACTTGGTAACTTAACCATTACCCTTTCGTTTCTACCATATTTTTTTGCTCGAGTAATAGTTTGAGTATATCTTCTTGATGAGTCTGTAATTAGAACTCCATTGAGATGGTCTATCTCATGTTGAGCACAAACTGTTTCTAACAATCCTTCATCAGAAAAGAACTCATTAGAATCTTTCCAATCTGTTTTTGTTGGTGAAAACTCTACTATACCTAAGTTATCTGTTTCAACTTTAAATGATTTATGTCTTACTGTTTTAACTGGTTTACGAATTGATTTTGGGATAGATAAACATTGTTCTACATAAGCAACAGTATCTTCTGATACTTCTAAAACCTTTGGGTTTATCAATACTAAAGGCTCAGTAACGTTAATTACACACGCCCTAACATCTAATCCTATTTGGTTTGCCGATAATCCTATTCCTCCATGTTTTGTTAGTTCTTGTAATAGAGTTGTTGATATTTCATCAATCTCTACTTGAGTCATGGGAGTTGGTTCAATTGCTTTTCTTATTTTATTTGGGTCTTTAATTAATCTCATTCAAATATGTTTAATTGATTTGTAACTTTTTTTCTTGTTGAAGAAGGTTGTCCCCAACCTCTAACATAAACCGTTTTACCCTTATCAGGTGATTCAAATATTTTTATATCTTTATGTTCTTCTAAAATTTTTTCTCTTTGTAAGTAAATCTCTCTTACTGCCTTACCAAGTTCCATATCATTTGGAAACTCTTTTACTAATCGTTCTATATCCATTATTCTGCTATGTTTAAATATTTTTCTAATAACCAAGATGAAGATTGTACTTTATCTCCCAATCCCCATACTGAATCTATTCCATATGAGTTACATACATCGTTCTCTGGTGTAGTTGTTTCTGTTCTATCTCCTCCATTACCAAATGCCATATTACCTTTCAACTCACCTCTTCCTTCTTTTATCCACTTTAATCTAGCTTCATCTATAAAGTCAATTGCAGTATTATCTCCACTTGATTTTGGATTCATTATATAAACCCAATCAACTGCT